GGGCAGGACGCATGCCTGTGCGTGCAACGCGGAGACACCATGCACTTTGTGGAGAAACTACCATGACCACCTACGCCGCCAACATCCAGCGCGAAGCCATCCGGTCAGCGCACCACTGGACAACGCGCAAGGCCACGCGCAGGCACCACAACAAACTGTGCCGGTATTGGGCAATCTCTACAGGCGACCGTGCTCTGGCCCGAATCTGGAAAAAGGATGACGAACAATGACCACCCCCGAAGATTCCGCCGCCCTCCGCGCACGGCAGGAGGTGGCGGTGCCTACACCTATATACACTCAAACCGAACTGCTGCGGGAGGCTGTGGAGTTGCTGCGTGTTGCGTTCAGCCACGTTGACCGCGATACGCACTGCAACGACCACGCGCTAATCACCGCCTTCCTCGCCAAGATCGACGCGGAGAAAGGGGATGGGAGGGCTGAGTCAGAGTTTCAAGTTATCTCAGGATGCGACGAAGATGCGTGCATTGAGGCCGCAACCAGTGGCCCGCGTGATGTGGCGTTACGCGAGGCGATGCGATACGCGCATCAGTACGCAGAGGATGGCCCTGTGAAGGTTGTCGAGTTAGTCACAGTCGCCATGCTCCCCGCCGCCCGCCGGCAGGAGAGTGAGTGATGGGAGTATCTCGGTCTGACATTGATGATGGGTCAATGACCTATCACGTCATCCCGTGCGGAGACCTGCGCGAACACGTTGAGCATGGGCAGGATTGCTGGTGTAAGCCTGCGCTTGATTATGTTGAGAACAACGGATTGCTGTGCGGATGGATTGTTATCCACAACGCGGCAGATGGTCGTGAGCAATACGAAACCGGAGAGAGGAAGCACCAATGACGATGCCCGCCGACCAAGCCGCGAAGGTGCTGCGGGAACACAACGCATGGCGGCGCAGAGGAAGCATGGACAGGATGCCTCACAGCGCACAAACAATCGGCCACGCCATCGACGCCGCCGTCGCCGCGCTGGAACACCAACCGAAGCCCGCCTACTGCTGCGCCAAGTGCGGGCTTGCCGAGATGCACCCCCGCGAGAGCGCCCTGCACCAGGATGCCAAGCGCGGGAACTTTCGGCAGGAGGACGACGGGGCATGAAAACGCAAAACCATGACCGATTAGGTGATAAAATGACTTTCCGAGCCGTTCTGACTGGCTGCTGGATGGCTGCTGTAGTGATCATCCTCGTTGGGGTGTCATACCTTCACGCCGCGGGCAAGCTTCAGTGGCTACCCGTTGTTGTGAAGTTCGCTCTGGCGGTAAGCGTTCCCATCATCGGCTTCTCCGTTGGCCTTGCGATAGACCGGAGGTTCCGCCATGAAGAGTACTGACGCGACAAAGCGCCGCCGACGGCTGCTGGCCATCCGCAAGAGCGAGGATCTGACCAACGTCGGGATCGCGGAACTGGCAGGGGCAAAACTCAAGACCGTGGAGTCTTGGCTCTCCACGCCAGGGACGGCATCGCACCGCCCGCTGCCGGCGTACCGGCTGGAGTTGATCGAGCTGCGGCTGAAAATCCAACAACAAAAAGAGACTGCGCCATGACCCTCAAGCCATCCCACCGCCACCGCATCGCCAAAGCCATCGGCCTGCACCCTGACCGCATCGCCATCGGCACCGACGGTGAGGTATACATCGACGACCGCAAGGTACAGCCCGGCACCACCGAGGCCGACGCCATCGCCCACATCACCCGCAAAGGCCGCCCACCCTAGCCCGGACAAGTCCTATCCGTCAGACTCACTCACGATCAGCACGCACACGTCACCAGCCAGCCCGGCGGCGCATCGGCGTACATCCGTGGTCTGGTACAGAGCCACATGCCATGACAACCAGCGCCATCGATAACTCTCACCACAACCCCCGGAGGGCGGATGAGCCAGCCAAAGATCGAAATCAACATGCTGTTCGGCCAAGTTAAACTAGACTCATGGTTTGACTTTCAGCCATCACCAGACGGCGGGTTCAAGATGGTCGGTATGGGCCGTAAGCGGGTCTACGATCAGGACGGCAGGATTACCGAGGACACGACAGAGCCAACAGGGCTTGTAGGATGGTCGCCGCATGACATGGCGAAGCCCATGCCGGAACGCCGCAAGTCTTGGCTTGAGAGGTTGTTTGCATGACCTTGACCGCCAGCCACCAACCGCCGACGATGGGCGCAACCCGGTAGGCCGGAGCGTTTTACAAACATGGGAAAACGAGAATCAGGCGCAATTGGAGGCGGAAAGGCTGGCCCAGGTCGGCCTAAAGGGCTGCCTAACAAGGCGACTGTTGAGTTCCGCGTGACAGTCCAGAAGTTGCTGGACGACAACCGCGAGAACGTCGGGCGATGGCTCACGCTTGTCGCAGAAGGTGACGGCAGCGAGAATGCCAAGCCAGACCCCGGCCGTGCGCTTGACCTCATGGCCAAACTGGCCGAGTTCGCAGCCCCCAAACTGGCCCGCACCGAACTGGTAGGCGATGGTGGCGGCCCTGTTCGCGTTGTCGCAACGCCGGCAGACCAAAACCTTTGAAACTAACCGACCGCCAACAGGCCGCGCAGACGGTCTGCGCTGGTAACGCCACTCACGTCATGCTGTGGGGAGGCTCACGGTCTGGAAAGACGTTCCTGCATACCCGCAACGTCGTCATGCGGGCACTGAAGGCTCCAGGCTCTCGGCATGGGATATTTCGGTTCCGGCTGAACCACCTCAAGGCGTCTGTATTTCTGGACACCTTCCCAAAGGTCATGCGGCTGGCGTTTCCTGGCGTCGAATGGACTCCGCACACGCAGGAGATGTTCGTAGACCTGCCGAACCAGTCGCAGATATGGTTCGCCGGCCTTGACGATAAAGACCGTACCGAGAAAATCCTCGGCATGGAATTCGCTACCCTGTACTTCAATGAGTGCAGCCAGATACCGCTCGGGTCAGTCAACACGGCATTAACCCGATTGGCGCAACTGGCGCAGCAGGAAGTGGAAGGCGCGCAGCTGTCGCCGCTGAAGCTGCGGGCTTACTACGACTGCAACCCGCCGGCAAAATCTCACTGGACTTATCGTCTTTTCATCGAAAAACGCGACCCGGAAACCAGGTTGCAAATCCGCAACCCGGACGATTACAGTTCTTTTCAGATCAACCCGACCGATAACATGGCGAACCTTTCGCCTGAATACCTGCGGCAGCTTGAAAACCTGCCCGCCCGCATGAGGGCGCGATTCCTTGAAGGCCGGTTTGCTGACGCTAACCCTAATGCGCTGTTTCCAGAGGAATCCATCGACAAGTGGCGGGCAATGGATGGCGCGCCGCCGACAATGGTGCGCGTTGTGGTGGCTGTTGACCCGTCTGGCGCTGACGATGCAGACAACGCGGACAATGACGAAATTGGCATTGTGGTGGTCGGGCTTGCTCAGGACGGGAACGCCTATGTTCTGGAAGACTGCAGCGTCAAGGCAGGCCCGGCGACATGGGGGCGCATCGCCACATCGGCGTTTGACCGGCACGCGGCAGACTGCGTTGTAGGGGAGACTAACTATGGCGGCGCAATGGTTCAGCAAACCATTCAGGTAGCCCGCCCGCGCACTCCGTTCCGCAAGGTGACCGCCTCACGCGGCAAGCATGTTCGGGCCGAGCCATTCAGCGCGCTGTATGAGGCCGGCAAGGTTCGGCATGTTGGGATGTTTCCTGAGCTTGAAGAGGAGCTTGCAGGGTTTTCCACAACCGGATATACCGGAAGCCGCAGCCCTAACCGGGCAGATGCGCTAATATGGGCACTTTCCGAGCTATTCCCGGCCATCGTTCGGCCCACAACAAAGGCTGAGATCGTCGTACCCCGCCCAACCGTCAACAGGTGGTAAGCCATGCCGCGTGAGTCAAAATCAGACCGCCTAATCCGCATCCACCAGGAGGCGCGGGAGGAATTCGACGACATTCAGGCGGCGCTGCGAACGGAGCGGCTTCAGTGCCTGCAAGACCGCCGATTTGGCACCATCGTCGGGGCGCAGTGGGAAGGCGACCTAGCGGCGCAGTTTGAGAACAAGCCAAAGTTTGAGGTGAACAAGGGGCAACTTGCCGCCGTTCGCATTACGAATGAATACCGGAACAACCGTATCACCGTAGATTTCGTCAGCAAGGACGGCGCGAAGGATGACGAATTCGCAGATGCCTGCGACGGGCTGTACCGGGCTGATGAGCAGGACAGCGTAGCCGATGAGGCCTACGACAATGCATTCGACGAGGCTCTGTACGGCGGCTTCGGAGCCTGGCGTTTGCGGGCCAAGTACGAAAACGAGGAAGACGACGAGGACGAAAGCCAGCGCGTCTGTATCGAGCCGATCTTTGATGCTGATTCGTCGGTGTTCTTCGACCTGAACGCCAAGCGGCAGGACAAGTCAGACGCCAAGCGCGCCTTTGTGCTGACGGCCTATGCCTCGCAGGTCTACAAATCGGTGTGGGATGATGACCCGGCAACGTGGCCGAAGGACATCAGCCAATCTCAATTCGACTGGAACACGCCCGACGTTGTGTATGTGGCCGAGTATTACCGAGTAGAAGAGCGGCGCATCACGCAGTACGAATACGAAAGCGTGACGGGCGACGAAGAATACCTGACCTCTGACGACTTCACGGATGACGAAAACGCCGACGCAGACCTGTTGGCGCGAGGCTTCAAGCGCACCGAGGAAAAGAAAAAGCGCGTGCGTGAAGTGCACAAGTTCATCATGTCCGGCGGCCGCATTCTTGAGGACTGCGGAGTCATTGCCGGTAAGTGCATTCCCATCGTTCCTATGTACGGCAAGCGGTGGTTTATCGACAACGTGGAGCGGTGCGCCGGAATCATCCGGTACATCAAAGACGTCCAGCGCATCAAGAACATGCAGATCAGCAAACTAGGCGAACTGTCGGCATATTCGTCCGTGGAAAAGCCCATCGTCACGCCGCAGCAGATTGCCGGCCATCAAACGATGTGGGAAGAGGACAACATCAAGAACTACCCGTATTTGATGCTTAACCCAATCGACGACCCGGTAAGCGGTGGCCAGATGGTGACCGGCCCTGTTGGGTACACGCGACCGCCGCAGATTCCTCAGGCAATGG